CCCGAAGAAACAGGCATCGCACTATTGGCCGTAATAGTCATTACGCCATTGGAAAACGAAGCCGTCACAGAAGTATAAGAGTCTAATGCAACCAACGGACCAGCATCAACAGTAGCCGTATCCGCACGAACCAACGACGAAGTAATATAAACACCCGTCGTAGCAGAGTTAGCCGAAACAAGCGTTAAAGTCGCGCTTGTTGCGTTTGCCGAAGCCACAATAGCACCAGTTGCCTTGGTATAAGGAACAATGCTTTGCGTAGTGATGTTATCAAAACCAAGCCATCCAAAATCTGGTGCAGATTGCGATTCACCCGGAAGGTAAGTGTATGCTGCACGTGGATCAAGAATTGCAGCACCCCCCCAAAATAGGGAGGTGCCAAGATCGGGGTTGTAATCAGCAGGTTGCGTTGGGTTTTGCCCAAAAACAATCGCTGGACCGGAGAATGCTGAAATAGCCATGATGCAATCTCCTTATGATTACGACGTTGGGAACGAACCGTAGATCGAACGCCAGTTATAATAGCCGAACGAATAACGCTCATAACCTTTAACAAGAAGGTTATCCGTCACAAAATCGACTTGCATATCGGTTTCGAACTTAATACGTTCCATATATGCCAAGCCATCGATGTTCGTAAGCAAGAACCATGCATAAGCCGACGTCAAGAAGTCGTTGACCATGTAGGATTCTGGCAGACCACCTGCAGTCATCATGATCGCGTTGACGTCGTTGTCCGCAGTACCCGGACGCAATTCAGTCTTTGTAAGACGGATTGCAACTGGTTCCAACTGTGGAGGAACAATGAGTTTGCGACCACGGGCAAATACCTTCAAACCAGCCTGATCGCGGAAGTTCGTGCGGATCGCAATCATTGCGTTCAACAACGATGCTTCGTTGAGGTCAGATTGAGTTGTTGGCGTGTTAGCTACCGTACCACCGTCGATCGGATGCGACGTGGAGCAGAGTGATACGCCGTCACCGCCAATTGCCGAATTGTAGGTTGTTGCCGTGTTAAGGACGTTCGCGCCATAAATTTCCTTCGTCTGTTGGAATGATTCAATCAAACCAAGGTTCGATGGCATGAACTGGGTCTTGTACAGGTTGTCGTCAATCGCCTTACGGGTAATTGCATAACCCAAGCCGATTTCAGTGTGTTCCTGATTATAGACAAAACGCTCACCAGCATTCGAATCCATAGCCGTCTGACCACCTTCGGTCTTAAGCTGTGCAAGACCAAGAAAACGCATTTCTGCCGTGCGTTCCAAAGCCATTTTCGAATCATGCTTAGTGAAAATCTTGTCGTACTGAGATGGGATCATCTCATACTTGCCTTCAACCCCACGAAGTCCGGGAAGGAGAAGGTCTTTGATCTGTGAGAGATTAACAGCCATTGTACCTTACTCCTTAGCTGATACCAGTTGGGCCAGCGCCGTTGGTACGGAAGATTTCGTTGTTGAACGCAACGATCACATTGCAATACTGCGATGTAGGATCGCCACCGTTCGACGGACCAATCTGGTAATCAACGATGATGAATGGGAATGTTACGGTTGTGCCGACAGAAGAAAGATATGCGCCGGAACGACCAGTGGCTGTCGAACCCGTACCAATAGAGAACTGAGCATACTGCCCAATAACACCAGAGGTCATGTTGGTTGCCGTACCCGTCATTGGGAACGACGTCGTGCTGGTCTGCACAATGAAACGGGAATTTGGATTGTCGATGACATAAGCAATGACATCGCCCGTTGCATCAGAACCCGGCCAGTAAGACGACCAAACAGTGCGCTTCTGAGAAGTTGAAAGATACTGACAGCCAACAAAAATACCAGCAAGAGTGGTCGTGCCGGGGGCTGCCTGTGTGATGTAACCATTAGCCGTGCTAACAACTGGCATTACTGGGTCGCCAGTGTAAATAGCAGTGCTGTTGCTTGACGCAATACGACGGGTTGACTGAGCGAACGTAGGAGCGCCGCCAGCACCACCCTGATATTCCGTAAAGCCAAAATACGCTTGCGTATTAGCCATATCAGATTTTCCTGAGTGATGAGGTTGCTATGCGCCCGGCACCGCCAACCCCTAGAATATGTTAAGCCGCCTCCCCGGGGGCAGCTATTTGGGTGGACTTAGGAGTCCTTAGGAACCGGCATCGGTTCAAAACCCTTACTAATATTAGGACGGACCTTAGCGTGATCGCGGGTCATAGTCCCATCAGGCGTGTTACTAAGCTGTTGCTCTTTAGCACGGACCTGATTTTTAGCACGCCGCAATTCTACCTGACGCGCTTCATCTGTCAACTCTTTTGGTCGCTCCATCAAAATCATGCCATCCCGCTCAATTGTAGCATACTTTCCAGTTGGCATAGTTTCAGGATGACGATCTGCTGGTACGGGTTCCCAACCACCACGGGCAAGTTCAACTTGATACGCTGGGTCTTCCTTACCAAGAAGAGTTTTACGTTTCCATTCGTAAGACCAATCATCTGGTATGTCCTTGGAATCAATATAAAATCTATCCATTTCATCCAAATCATTGCCACCACGATGGCCGCGAACTTCTGCGGTACGCGCCGCAGCCCTTGCGCGGGAATCTTCAGCCCTCATTGAAGGACGCATTTCAGTTTTACGGCCAAAAGCCTTTTTAACTTCAATTTCTTCAGTCATAATTTACTCCTATCGGTTAAACCGACCCTCTTTTTGAGCCAAAACTTTGTTTTTAGCGTATTCTTCGGGGGTCATTTTCATCATTTCAGCAATTTCACGCTCAGATGCGGTTAGTTTCACTACATTTGGACGTCCATTATTGCTGCTTGCAGTTCTGCTAGTGGGTGCCGCAGGTGCAGATGTACGCTGCTGACGTACAGACGCAGCAGTTGATTGCGGGTTTTCTGCCGCTTCAACTGATTCGGATTGTTCTGGTGCAGATCGATATCCCAATGACCGTTCAATAAAGTCAAAGTACGCATCCGAATCAGGCACGTAGCCATCCGCAACTGCAAAATTGTGTGCGCCAACCATTTTTGCATACAGTTTTTGATCCCGTACACATTCTGGATGATTACGAACCCAATTTGCCGATCGTGGTGATAACTGCGAAGCTACTTGTTCAACTGGATCAAGTGTTTGCTGTATAGGCTGGACTGGATTAGCCAACTTTTGTTCAAGCGCGGCTTGACCATTTTCTAATTGTAGCAACTTGGCGGCGTTAACCGACATTGCTTCTTGTATATCTACTGCCCGGTCATAATCACCAGAAGCCAAAGCCGCTTTATAATTAGCTTTTAAACTATCTGTACTTTGTTTGACCGTATTAATGGCGCTTTTAATAAGCATAAGATTGCCATCTTGAACTTCATGCTGCGCTTTTTGCGTAGCCATCTGATGTTCACGCATCCGCCTTTCAGCTTCTGCCCGCGCAATCTGTTCTTTTTCTAGCTTTGCTTTTAATTCAGCAATGCCTTGTTCTGGAGTTTCTTCGTCATTAGCAGCTACTTTTGTAACTTCTTCCGGCGAATCATCCATAAGAATTAATTCTTCATTTTGTGGGATTTGATTCTCATCAGTCATAATTATTTTCCTTACCAGACAGAATCAGGCGCGGAAACGCGGCCACGGATATCGTAGTCCGCAATTATTCGACACATGACGTTATGAACATTAATGTTCCAGCCATCACCCGGACGGCATACAACCCAATCACCAAGTTCAACTGTTAAGTCTTTGAACCAAGTGTCGTTTTCATCTTTAAAAGCCGTTGGACCTTTTTTAACAACAAGGCCAACTTTGCCCTGCCATTTATCTTCTTCACGGGTCTGATCCGATAGCATAATGCCGCCCTTGGTTTTGTTGGGGCGGACATAAATCGCAACCAAAACTTGATTGTTGAATATTTCAATATCATCAAGCGGACCCATTTCATCAAGCAAAGCCTGTTTTGGGTCTGTTTCATGATGCATTCGCATAAATGGCATAGCAGTCATTCCCTTTCTCCGTTAGTCACCAGCCGATCAGCTTCGGCCATAAGTTCGTAACAAGACTGGAGACCAGCTATTTCACCTTGCCGACGGCGCAAATCTTCAATGTCGTGAACAAAACCCGTGCTTATTTCTTCTTTAAGCTGGGATAATCGTTCATTAACTAACCGTGCCAAAACAACACTGTATCGACCTGCAACCGTAAACATAACTGCCCTCCAAGCACGTTACTTGAAAGAAACTTATGTCTGACATGAATTATTTTAAATTGTGGATAGGTGGATATGCCCAACAAAGAATTTTTTTGTAGGGCAATAAAAAAACCGGAGGTTTCCCCCCGGTTTCTTTTTTATTAATAATTTAAAGGCTTAACGGCGTGTTTGAATTTCTGTTTTTTCCAAACGACCTTCACCTGAACCCGAACCAGCGTCCATATCTTTGTATGAATTATAAACGCGGCCACCAGATTTACGGCCCATCGGTGGCATTCCACCGCCCATTGGTGGCATTCCACCCATAGGAGGCATACCGCCGGGAGGTGGTCCCATTGGTGGCATTCCGGGAGGAGGAATTGGCATACCGCCACCCATTGGAGGAGCCATTGGTGGACGTGGTGGCATAGGAGGCATACCAACACCACCCGGAATCATCGGCTGGGCTGGCGCACCTGCACCATGCGGAGCAACAACAATATTAATATTTGTCTTGCCCTTTGCGCGGCCACCAGATTTACGGGCCATACGACCACCCGGAACAACACCCGGTACTTTATCTTTTGAATTGCCTTCAAAAACAGAACCACCTGCTTTGCGACCTTTGCGGATCGATTCAGGTTTAACCATTTCTTTAATCAGTTTTTTATCTGCCGCGATGTCGGGATGCTCTACTTTTCCGCCCTTTTTACGCATAGGGATAGCTTGTGGAGCAACGCCAGTCATAGCATTGCCCATGGGCATACCGGACATAGCGCGTTTTTTAAGGATCATAGCTTGTGCTGGTGTTATGGCACGCGGAACAGCGGTAGCCATAGCGCCACCAATTTCTTTCTTGGTGCGACCACCTTCCTTATAACCAAGCCCATAATTACGGAGCATGGACT